GACGATTCGGTACCCCAGGAAGGGAAAACCCTCTGGGACCGACTCGATCACCGTTTTGAACACGGCGCCGTGCGGGTGGTACACCGGGTTCGAGGTAACCAGATTCTCGAGACGAATGCTCAGACCAAGGCCTGACGCAACGTTCTCGATGATCTTGCCAACCTCGGCTGGTGTATTCTTGTAGCTCCTGCCCGCAAAGGTCTGTCCTTCCACGCCTCCGCGGATAGGAAGCGATTCCTCGTACTCCCACCGCGACACGTGGCGGTGCTCGTAGAATTCTTCCCTTCCGGTGAGCCTTTTCCAGGCTTCTTGTGCGGCCTCTGTGGCTTCAAGCTTGTGCCGGGTGTTCCATGGCGTCGCCTGAAGCTTCTGAGCGATCCTCTGACAACAAACGTCCATGAGCATGTCGTTCTTCTCGGATTGCAGGGGCAGGCCCGAAGCTCCGATCCCTGTCATCTTCACAACACCCGACATGTGGATGTTGACGAGACGTTTGGCAAAAATTGCCTGCCACAACTCCGCCAAGTTGCGGTCGATCAAGCTCATACCTTGCGCGATTCGGTTGTCCAGCTCACTGGTGAGGTCGTAACGCTGCGTCAGATCGTAGTTGCTGGCGTCGATCTTGAACATTACGAGTCTCGTATCGCCTTCGAGGCTGGCATCGTCGAAGAAATAGCAGAAAATTGCATCATCTCCACAATGCAGATAGGCATATCCGTGAGTCCGAAGCTGCACATCAAGGCTTTGCATAATGTGCTGTGGTCCGTCCTGGGTCATGCCTATCTTCTGCGCCGAGTGAAAGTTGGCGACATCATGATCTCCATCAATGACATCGAACAACGTTCTCTTGGCCTTCCCGAAGGGCTGGGTGACGCGGCTCAAGAGCAGTTTCAGGTGACCAGGCATGACGGTGTAAAACCGCAATTTCAGGTCATCGATCTTTGCTCGGGAGTAGACGTCCGTCTTGGTTTTCCCTTGAAAGGTCACCAAGATTGGCTGTCTCTCGATTGCCAAGTGATACTTGGCAGCCGCGTTGTCCTTCCAGTCGTGGATGAGGTACTTGACGTTGCCTAAGCAAGCCTCAAGTGCTTCAGGGTTGCTGCCTTTGGCGCAGTACGGTAGACCAAGCGAGGCGGCTTTCACTATGTGGACCGCCGCGCCTGCGTCTGTCTCGTCTTTCGTCAACGGCCACAGCACCCTGTAGGCTTCCGGTGTGGGCCCGGTCTTCTCCCACTCTGTTCCGTGAAACATCCCGCATTGGTAATACGCGATGTCGGCCTCCTTCTTGGTTACAGGCTTAAGCGACATGGACCTGCTAGCATCAGGAACCGCAGTTTTAATGCGATTCATTGCATAAGCTGTCCCACCACTAACCATAAACCTGTGCTGAGTAGCTACCGAAACAGCAGCCAAATCGTCGAGCCCAGATAAGTCACCCTGTCCAATGAGACGGCCGTCTTCGTTACGGCTTATCGCATATTTGGAACACAGTTTGACTAGCCTGTTCTTGACTCGAGTTGCTTTCAAGCTGCGGATTCTGAAACTCAGCTTGGAGTCCGGGGCGATCGCGAGCAATCTCAACCGCGCGCCCTCATTGAACACCAGGCCGGCCTTCACAGCTGGCGCCATCACAATGGATGGCGCCAAACTGATCCCAACCTTCTTCTCGAGCATCTTCCCGGTTTCCTCCAGGGTAAAGCTCTTAGCCTTTTCGTTTGTCTCCGTCGACTTATCGTAGTAGGCGTCAGCGATGCCAAGGCTAGCAAGGCTAGCCGTGATCGCTTCACTCTTTGCTGCAATAGGATTTGACATAACATTGAAATGGTTTTCGAAGTAAAAACACGCTATAGAGATTGTGCGTATAAAGCCGGACGGTG